TCGAAGAGCTCTTCCCGGAGCTGCAGAACGAAGGTGGCTTAATCTAAACTGTGATTTCGTACTACTGAATGGGCCTTTATTTTAATTAAATTTCCTTGTGGTACGTAATAATATCTGCTGTAATCAAACAATCCTGTGCGACGAGAATGTTATTTGCGTTGGAATTGGAAAACACTTGGATGATCCAATAATAGTTGTAGCCATCAACTGTCCTAATCTGGTCTGTAGGGGTCGTTCCGAATTCCGAATAAAGCTTGAATTTTTCATTAACCGGAATATATATACTGAAATTCTTGAAATTCAGCAGATGTTGGGTCGACAGGAAAAATTCCCTGCCCCCAACAACTTTAACCAAATCAGAATCAATAATGTCGATCCCGGTGGCATTCCCAACAAACGGGGCCGACGGCTGAGCCGTTTCTTCTGCATCCGACGTTTCGAAGATCCTGATGTTTGTTTCACCATCAGCAGCAACTTGCGTCGGGACAGTTAGAGCCGTCGTTGTGTTCCCATAAACTGTGAAACCTGCCGGTAGATCTGCGAACTGCCTAGTCTTAATCAGAAGCATTCTGACACGCAAAGAATTCGTCGCCTGATCCAATGATAGACGTCCGCGAAGCCAGCACGCCTTAATCCAGAAAGAATCTCCAGAAATATCTCTCCCTTCATCTCCCTGGCCAAGTTGGGCAATCGGATTGGCAATATACAGAGTCCGAGTAGTACCATCGCCGGCACTAATTACTGACTCTGCGACCGAATCAACCAATCGTTTTGTTTCTGCGAACTTCAGGAGGGCGCTGCCCACTCTCGCATTGAACGTCTTTCGGCGTCCCGATCGTCGTGAACGTCCTCGAGACATTGTCTTTGTTCTTAGTCCTGAGCGAACTGAAGAGGGTGGACCCTTTAACAACTTGACTTGGTCCCCTGTTAAATCGACTACGTCTGCCGCCTCGTTTAGGAATCCGGCTATTTCGGGTGCTCCTAATGCGGTTGCTAGATCCCCGACTGCTTCTAAGCGTTGCCGTTTTGCTGCAGGTGAATCCGATGCGTACGGATTGTGGACGCGGCCAGTTCCAAATAAAGGCATATCGATGCTGCGCATTTCTTGGCACTTTTATATATATAAAGGGTGACGGGTGGCGGGTGGAAGTGGGGTAATATTATGCCCACTGCCACCTTCCAATTCGACGGCGAACATGTCTTCCTCACGTACCCTCGTTGCAATCTTGAACGATCCAGGCTCCGTGATTTCTTCAACGACCTCGCGCCCAACTCTAATCACGTCATTGCAAGGGAGCTGCACGAAGATGGGACTCCTCACCTTCACGCTTACATTCACTTCGGACGAAGGCGTCGCTTCGCCTCTGTTCGATCCTTTGACGTGGACGGACACCATCCTAACGTACAAAAGCCAAGAAACGCTAAGCAAGTCATTGCCTACTGCCGCAAAGAGGATGCTGAAGCACTGGTTTCACCTGGTCTGGCCAATGTGCAACAATCCAACGGAGGGTGGGGAGAACTGCTTGAGCTGTCGGGAAGTCGAGAAGAATTTCTTGACAGAACACGCGAAATGTTTCCAAGAGATCACGTACTATCTCTTGAGAAGCTACTCTTCTACGCTGAATGGGCCTTTGGACGAGATGAAACACCATACACCGGAAGAGCCAGAGACGGATTTCGAGAACCACCTTCCCTGACTGAGTGGGTTCTCCGAAACCTTTCGCAGGTATTAATATATATCCCATATTCCTCCGTTACGCCTACCGGCTCCACTCCATTTACTCAACTAATCACTAACCAAGCCCCAAGTGGAGCGCCCACGCTCGCTCGTGGTTATCGGAGAATCTAGGTGGGGGAAGACTCAGTGGGCAAGATCTCTTATCGAGGCCCATATCTACATGTGCGGGCTATTCAGCGCCTCCGAGCTATGCAAACACGCAAGACTGGTCATCGTCGACGATGTCGACATCAAATACTTTCCATACTGGAGAGGATTTCTTGGTTGTCAACGAGACATCATCGTCACAGACAAGTACAAGAAGAAGCACAAGATCAGAAACGGACTCCCTTGCATCTGGCTATGCAACGAGGATCTGGACCCTCGAAGAGCTCTTCCCGGAGCTGCAGAACGAAGGTGGCTTAATCTAAACTGTGATTTCGTACTACTGAATGGGCCTTTATTTTAATTAAATTTCCTTGTGGTACGTAATAATATCTGCTGT